TCGCTTCAATATAGAGAATAGAAGGATCTACAATCTCAGGGGTGACAGAAGCAACCATGTACTTCTTCATTTGATCGACAATCTGCTTCTTAGTCGTAGAAGATAGGAAACTTGCCGATTCTGGTTTGATTACAATTTTAACTTTACCGTACTCTGGGGGAGAATCTTCCTCACCACCAAACGTAATGATGTCAGAAATGGCAGGATAGACCTGTCTAATGATAGAAGCATAGTCGGTAGCAGTGACAGCACGGTCTTGAGTGCTGAAATACTTCGGAGCATTGAACTTAATCTTCGAAATGCTTTCAATATCAGCACCACCGTTCGCTGCTACTGTTGCTGCCGAATTGACGGCAATGTTGTATACAAACCCAGTATTGCTGAACTTATCAGTTACAACACCGTTGAATGTAAAACTCTTCGCCCCGTTTGTGTCAGGACCGTTAGTTACGATGTAAGAGACTTCAATCTTATTACCATTCTCAAGTTTCTTACCTAAGACTCCATCTCCAAAGAATAATTCATAACGCTCGTCCTCAACTTCATCGAGGAAAAATGCTTTAGATGTCGAGTCAACATCCAAAATGTTCTCAGCGTAGTCATAAGTCTCATGATACGTTGATTGTACACTCTCAAATACCTTAACTCTTACAGAACTCGTATCGACGCCTTGGTTCTGGATAACAAATCTTTGAGAAGGTAGAGCAGTGTTAACTACAAAAGTGCTAGTGATCAGGGTTCCTTCGTAGATGGGAACACTGTCAAAGTAAGCAACGCCGTTTTCCACAGGCACCGACTGGTCTTCAATCGTCACATAGGAATAAAGTGTATCATTGAATACAGTTGTGAAACCTGTTCCTTTCTGAAGTACAGCGACTTCTGGTGATGCCTGAGGATATGTCGCTGTAAAGGTCACACGTGCCTCTGGAGCGACCTTTGACTTAGGTCTGTACCCTAACTGCTTGGCAAGGGCAATAACGTTGTCCCTGAGCGATGCTGAGTCCAGGAACATCTCATTCACCACCATGTTGGTGTTGAATGCTGTATAGTACGTATTATAAGCAAGAGTGTCCAACAGAACGCTCATTGCTGAACCTTCAAAATCATACGACGAGAAGTCTGACTGTGCTCTCAAGTATTCCTTGAGGGCAGTCTTAATCTCCTGGAAGTCTAAATTTGATACTTGTACGTATGACGCCATGGTTATCTAGAGCTCTCTAAGAAAAATTCGATGTTGTTTTGTAAGTCACTTCTACCACGAATTACATACTCTAGTTGAATGTCATAACCATTATCATCAGCATTGATATCAACGTTTAATTCAATAATATCGATTCTAGACTCGTAAGTTCCGATAACTTCGAAAATCTCGTCACGAATCAGTGCTGCCGTACCAAAATCCAACGGTTCAAATAATAAATCACTCAAACTAGTCCCTAGATCGGAATTAAAGAGTCTCTCGCCCCTTCTAGTAAGCAAAAGACTCTTAATTGACTGTTTGATGTCCGCACTGTCTTTCACAACTTGTAAATCCTCAGTCACAGGATGAGGTTTAAAGTTGAGGTTGAAATCCTTAAATGTTTGGAAATCAGGCATGTAGACAGTTTTATTGACTATTTATCTCACTTCCCACAAAAACCATCTGCCCATTCTTCTTGGTTGTCAAAGATCCGCTCGTTCTCTTTTTTTGCCTTTGATGCCTTCTTTAACCAATAATCAGACGCCTGATCCGTTATGAGTGTCATTCCAGATTCGACGAACGACTTGCTCTTGTCTACTGGTGAATTTGCCATGGATGATCCTCTTGTACATTTCTTGGTGCCAATGACTATAATAGTCGGTTTTGTGTAATTGTTCTCTCGCCTCTAGTAATTTATCTCTCTTCTGGCACATGATGAGATTATCTTTACCAAAGTTACTTTGGACCCCATTAATAAAGGTTGGTTCGTCTTTATGATCATCTAACCACATATAATCCTTATGAATCATATTAAGATGATCAACGGTTGCCATCATAGCAGCAACACTACAGTCTCCAACAATAAAAATAATAACCTCAGCGTCCGCTTCTATCAGAGTCACCTCGCTCAGAGCGACCTCCTCTATATGTACAGACGCGGAAAAAGCGTAGGGACAGATGGCATGACCACCCAATTCCCCACGCTTCTCCGATATATGCTTAATCCATTCTCTTACTTCACTTACCTTGTCCACGATAGGGTTTCCTCGCTTTATTCCTGCTGCTGGCAGCATACTTCGTGTTCTTCCCATTACCCTGACGGGTATTCTTGGGAGTCGATTCGATCATCTGCTGACCATACAGACCGACTTTTGCTTTTGCCATAATTACCTCAGTTGACTTCCATATTATACCATAATCATGCCTTACTGCCAATCAACACAGTTGCTGGACCGTATGGACCAACTAGTGGTCTGGCAGTACCACCCATTGCTGCCTGGTCCCCTGCTACTGCTGGTAACTGCCCATTGAAGAATACAGTAGTGTTGTTTGTTGGTTGAATGACCCTGACCCCTGGTTGGCAGGGTACTGGAATGAGTGGATTGACCTTTACACCCTCTACAGTATCAGGAGGTGTCGAAGCAGTGTAGAACTCTACCTGTTGCCCATTGATACTGATGTTCGGTGACTTGATCGGTTGTCCTCCTAATGCCTTAGCAGGATACGTACAATTGCCGTCTACAGACGCTGTGTCAACCGTTGTCTTGATTACCAGCTGTGCCATCCTCTAACCTCCTTAATCGCTCTTCTACGGTGTTCAGGTAGTCTGTCAGAAGCATATAGTCCCCACCAGGAGGTCTATACATCAGCTTCATTTTGCTCAGATAGGAATTCAGATCTTCCATCGAAGGAAACTTTCTCTCCTCTGGTTGTTCCATCGTCTAATACCGATTCAATGTTGACATCTCCAGGTTCTTTCAGTCCCTGGTAATATTGTGCTGCTACGTCCTCCATGCTGTCACAAAATTCATCAAATTGATCAAACATGGTTTCCTGCAATACGCCGTTAGGCGTTCTGTAAGTTACTTTGTGTTTCATGATCGACTTTTGAGGGCGTTTGATACCTGGGAAATTTTTTATTTTCGAGTTGTTTTGAGATCTCGATTTCCCTTTAATATTTATCGAGCGTCTGGAAACGTTTGTAGGTTAGAAAGAAGGTACTTTTTTGGGATCGCTCGGCGCTTGGGGGGCATCGGGGGCGGGGGCGAACCCCTGTCCCCTGTGATATACTGTCACCCGTTGCCCATCACCACAGCGTAGGCAGAGGGCGAGGCGATGTGCTCACGCTGTGCCCATTGCTGTGACCCTCGCTTGGTTTTAAATCCTACCCGTTGGCAGGTGAGTTCACCCTTACGGGGACGACGTGGGCGGATGGTCTTCATGGTGAACCCAGCGGCGATGAGTTCTGCTTTGGATGCTGTAGCGAAGTTCATTTGGTGAAGACGACGATCTTATGGTGTGGGAGGAATCGGTTCAGGAGGCGAGCGCCTGCCTTGGCAATCTTAGCACGCTTGGATGCTGTCGCCTTGGTGCTCAACACGAACCCAGCGGATGGGGTTGCCTTGGTGGGGGCAGCGCCAGATGATGGCATCTTCTCCATAGGTAGCAGCGAGACGGTAGGCATGGTTGATGTCGGTTGCCCAGTCACAACCCCACTCGTCAAAGTTGCCGAATGAGGCAGGTTGGACAGCGAAGGAAGCGGTGGGCATCGGTGTTTGTCTGTGTTGTGTATAGTGTACCAGATCAGGCGAGTTCTGCCAACATCTCGTCCATCTCGTCTGTGTCGATCCGTCCATCCATCCAACGGACACCATCGGGGGTCATCTGCCCGAAGTTGTACTCAAGGGCAGGGATGAGGGAATCGAACTTGATTGCCTGCCCGAAGCGACGTGCCTGCTCAACGTAGGCAACGGCGAGACGGTACATGGGTTCGTCGTTGTTGATCCACAGGGAGGCATTCCAGGTCTCGTAGTTTGCCCATCCGTTGAAGGTGTTCTCTTGAGGCACGGTCCAGGTGGAAGCGGTCATGTGTGTTTGTTTGTTGTGTGTATCCTAGTCGGTCAGTGGGTCAGTCACGGTCGCTGATGTTCCAGACTCCCCACTGTCCACCCCCAGCAGGGATACGACCCTCACGGATCGCCTTACGCTCTGCCGCTTCCCTGAGCATGGATTGCTTGATCGATTCCATGGCGGCAAAGATGGCGGGGTCGGTCTCGCCTTTCTTGATGATGAACCCGTCACGGATCTCGTGGGTTTCGGTCATGTGCTTTGGAAGTTTGCTCATGGGTCTATTATAAGCATGGGATGGGGGCGATCAGTTGACCACGTAGTCCACTTGGTCTGCTGGCACACGGGACACGGTGTAACGGCGGATCCTTTGAGAGTATGGACGCCACTGCTCAACCGTCTCATTCACTACTCTATTGTGCTGACGATCCATCCCCTTGGATGTTTTACACTTACGTTCTTTCCTGAAGAAGATGATAGGATGGCAGGGAGATTCGTGGAGGTCGATCTCAACCTTGTAGAAAGAATAGTTGCCTTTGGTTGACATTTTGTTCATGGAATCAGTTACCGAAGAAAGCATCGTGAGCGTCAAGAACGAAGTCGATTACATCATCTGTAGCAGAAACATTGAAGCGGTCACAGAACCAATCAACACACATATCAGCAGGGAACATGGTATCAAACATGAAATCCTGAAGGTCAGTGAGTGTTTGAGGCGAGGCGAGAAGTTTGTTTGTCATGTGCCTATTATAAGCATAGGGTCTGACGGTTCGCTGGGGTTGCTGTGCCACTAGGTCAACTGGTTGGCGCGGCTGACCAGTTTGTGTTAATTAGCGGTAGTATATTCAATCTCTACGATCTCACCTCTATCATCATATTGTGATGGGTCATTATATCCTAGCAGCACATCTTCCAAAGACTGTTCAATCATTTCCTGATACATTTCCTGAACTGTCATTAGAAACCCCCTTAAATGTGTCGATGCTATTTAACAGCATTGTACAACATTTTGGTCATCTTGTATACAATAAAAAACCCCATCTTTCGACGGGGTTGATACTCTACTCCATTAGGGAGAGATGGAAGATTGTAGTGCATCTATCAGGCGAAGATGTAACCATTCTCGAATTCACGTGTGACGTTGTTGTCACGAATGAACCACTCAAATTTGTGCTGGTGTACACCATCGGTTGCCCCATTACAGAAGCGATTGATGAGAGAATTCAGACGAGATTTGGTGGTGACGGATTGCCAACCACCGTCAAAGATCTGAAGAAAATCATCACCGACAGTAGCAATGTGGTTGCCATGGAGAAACACTTTGGACTCTCCACTTTCCTCACAGTACGTGACACTGGTGTTGGAATTCTTCCAATCAATGTTGTGATGAACAGCGTTGCACATTTGCTCTTCGATCTTACGCATGTTTGGTGTCGTTTGGTTGACTTCTATACAATACAGGAGATGGGGGGCAATACAACCCCCCTTGTGCCACTAGTCCAACTGGTTGTGGATCGCCATGATTTCTTTATCAGATTCCAGGGCAATCTCACAAGGCATCTTGACATCAACCTTGAAATCTTCGATGTCAAAGATCTCACCAGGCATGTCCATGATTTCGTCCCACATAGTGAAGCAATTCTTGACGACTCATATACATTACATGATTTTGGACGCTGTGCTCATTTAGTGTGACACTAAACTAACTGTCCTCATAATCATTGTAGTCTTTGAATTTTGGTGTACGTTTCTTGTTTGACTGATATCTTCGGGCGTTCTTAACATCGTACCCGAAATCTTCGTACTCATCTTCAAACTGTTGTTTGTGAGGAGAAGTTCTATTAGTCTTTGCCATTATTTGTTGTTAGTTATTACTATCAAATAGTAGTGGTATTTAGTTCAACAATCAATTTATCTTTGATTGATTTATTAATCAAACTACCAATTGATTTGTTATTAATAATAGCATCTTGAAGAGTATTAGTAAACTCTTCATCAATAATATTGTATTTGTATTCTTTATTTGAAGAATTAAACACTATAGTAACAATATTATCATCTACTTCAATAGATTTAACTGCTGAAGACTCGAATTTCTCGAAAAACATTGAAATTGTTAAAGTTTAACTATTTTAAATTCTGAAAAATCGAAAAAACTCAAAAATCTCACTTTTTTAGAAATTTAACTTTCTGTTTTTTGTGTTTTTTTGAGTTTTTCGTGTTTTTCAGAACATAGTCATTGTACAGCCTCTAGGATGCCCTGAGAGGGGTCTGTGTGCCACTTTGAGGTCTGTCACTGTGTTGCTTGACGTTCCATAGCAGGCGTGCTAAGCCAACGACTCTAGAGCACGTTACCTATATTTTTTAATACATTTCTTTTTCCACAGGTTTTTCCACAATGTTTTCCACAGGCACTGTATTTTGTGTGTGTAAATGCTGATGAACACTAGAGAGTGCCTATGTGGACTTCTCTTGCTTAACTGTGGTAAAGTATAGTTTATAATACCTTTGCTTCATTTCATCTAGTATCTTGTTATCATCATCAAATGCCATGTATTTGGTCAATTGGTATGATCCTTCTAGTTCACTGATTAATCTTAGTATGTTGACACTGTGTCGTGGTAGTCCACCATGTGTCCATTGTGAATGTGTCATAGATGGATATGATAGTAATGATGACTATCGATAGAATGAATAGTTTAGGTGTAGTGTTGTCTTCCTTTAACACTCTTCTTCTTTGTTGAATTTCTTACGACACTTCTTTACTTCTTTTAGTTCTTCTTTAATCATTTGGTAAGCATCTTCAGCAGTGATACGTCGTGACATTTCCATTGCTGTAATCATCTCAACACGTGTACCGAAATGTTTGAGTGCTTCTTCAAAACAATTGAGTGCTTCGTACATGATTATTGTAGGCGATATTTGTAGTCTTGTAGTTTATTGACTAGTGCTTGATGATCTGTTACGCCTGGTGCTATTTGTTCTCTAGCACGTGCTACATCATGAGATGACATTGATTCAAGTGCTTTGAGGATGTGATTAATCTCTTGAAGAGTTAGAGTCATGACGTGTGATCGGTGCTTGTGTTATGTAGTTGACCTTTAATGTATCCCATTAGGTATACACGTTCAATGAGTTCATCGTATAAGCGATGGATCTTATTGAGTTCAGTATCAATAAGGATTTGTTCATCTAATGTGATGTGAGAGTTTTCATCTCTATCGTAAGCATTGTTCATAGTGTTATTTTACAACCAGTGTGTTCTCCAAATGTACCATGGATAAAGATATCAAAACCAATAACGTATCGTGTCTTATGTGTCATGTTATTGGATACATGATGTAGTAAGTGAGCGGGGAAGATGAGTAGCATACCATTCTTTGGGTAGATAGTATGATGACGCTCTGTCAATTCATTGTGTTCACTATCAGGTGTGATTGTAGGATGAAACGTTGAATGATTGGCATCATGAAATGTGATTGTTCCTGAGTTATGGGGAGCATTCACATAGTATACACCACTGAAGATAGCATTACTATGACAGTGTAACTTAGCGTTATCATCTTGTCCATGACGTGTTGACCAGGAACGGACGATATAAGGCGTTATATGCCTATGAATACCCAATTGGGTGTACATATAGTATTTCGTCGCTTCTAGGATCTCCTGGGACAGTTCTGGGAGCATTGTAAGCACATCACGATCATCTGAGATGTCATTAAATGTTGCTCGTTCATAATTTGTGTTGGTCACCACATCAATGGTCTCTAGATCTACATCAATATGTGATTCAAAGACTGGTGTAGGAAATAACTTATGTACTTTCATACAAATGCTGTTAATGAATGATACACTGCTTCGATGTGCATGTTACCTTTAAAATAACCAGCAATGATGATGCTGATGCCGAATAAAAAACATGCCACTAGTGATAAGACTAGCGGCACGGTTGGATTCTGTGGTTCTGGTGTCATTCTGCCCAGCGGAGTGTTTTCAGATATTGTAACACATTCTCACGTACCCACATCAATTCATGATAACATTCTTGATTGTGAGCACACTGCCGTAGAGCAGGATCAGGTTTGTGTACACTCTCGATGAACAGATCCAGTCCCCTGTTCCAACGTTCAGCATCTGACATACTCTTCTCCAATGTGATAACTGAGTTATTTACACTCCAGTTTAACTCATCACCTGTGTTCCACCCAAGTTTCTTAAGAATGTCTTCAGGAATGGTGAGGAATAAGTCATTATCATACTCCTCCAGTGTAGTGGTAAAGCTTGTACTTACAGTTGTATCGTCTGATGTACTTGGTGGCATGTTCTTCACAGGTAAACCAACACTTCTTGTTCTCAGTTTCATCCTTCATATAGTATGGAAATGTGCCTACCCACGGAAACAATTCAATCTTCCGTGAGTTCATGACCTTAATTTCCGCTTCCTTCCGCTTCTTAGAGCGCTTCGTTGTTGTCTTGGTGGTAGATGTCCCACGTGCCGTACTCTTCTGGCGAGTAGAAGTTGTCTTCGAAGTCTTTGCCTTCGCTTTGGGAGTTGTAGTAGTGAGCTTCTTGAGATTTTTCTCTAAGCTTTTTACTGTAGTTGCTGATGGCGAGCTGCTTTTCCGCGTAGTACGAGAGGACTTCGATGAAGTCTTTCTCGGTGAACGAGTTGAAGATGCTCTCTTGGGGGTCGTTTTCGTCCCACTCGATGATGAACTCTCTTTCGCTTTTCTGGGTGACATTAATCATTTGATGGAGTGTTGAGCAATCTTGCCATTATATAGTGTAACATGACATATAGGACACTTAGCATAGTAAGCGTCCCACTTAGCAGGTTGTAATCTAATTGTAGTAGTAATATCTACAGGCGTTACTCTACCATGTGTACCACTGGGAGCGTAGGGCATACGCTCATTATTAGTGAATACCTGTGTACCAGTGTAATCTACTTCAAACAATTCACCTGCTGGACTAATCCAGTAGCACCCACATGTCTGAGATAGTTCTTTGGTATGTAAGTTGTGTCCCCAGAATCCAGGTCCTAGATCATAGGAGCAGTGAACAGTATCGTAGTACATCAATCAATGAAACCCTCTTCTTCTAACCATTGACGTGTGAGTGGTGTCAGTTCATAATCTGACCACATAGTGCCAGCAGCACAGGATTCTAATGCTTTCATTGTCATGCCTTCAGTTCTACCAGCCCATCCTGCTTCTGCTTCCCAAGGTACAGCACTCGCTGGATATGTACGCTCTGCTAGTGTACGCCAGATCATAGGAACATCTTCCTCATTGTGAATAATAGCAATCATACTATTATTGATACTACCTGCCATACAATCTTGTGCTGCGTGCCATCCTTCATGTCTCATCACACTCATCAAATAATGAGGTTGATCCATGTGTCTCTTGTTGAGATAGATGTTGTTACTCACAGTGTGATACACACCACGGTGATTCTTAGGGAAATACTTCTCATCAGCAAGAAACACTTTGCTACCAACTTGATTCATTGCCATCAGCATTCGATTAAACTCCA